CCAGTGTTTTGGTTAAGTGTCCCGGGGAGCTCCTAAAAATAAGAGGAGCTATGAGAGTGAGATTTGTCGAAGAGACAAATTCTCTTCTGTGAAGCTCTTCCAGTCTTCACAGAAACCAAGCCTTTCGGTTTGGGCGACGGGGAAGTAGTCCCAACGCGAGGTCCACTTTCGTCTGATTTTGGCACGACGTGCAAAAGTTCTAAGCACGACAGAACCATTCCTAATGCTACCCGCTAGGAAAGCCAACGTGAAACCATCTGGATTATTAATCCAGGTTGGAATCGGCGGAGGTTTGTCCAAATAAGTAGAAAGCTTGCCCTTCTTACTAACACTTTGAAGGGTTATCTTACGATCAGTTAACTTAGAGATACGGTACAGAACACCGCCCGTATCTCGACAGTAAACTTTTCGCTTTGATAGCATCTTGAACGGTACCTTAACGCCGTGGGCATCATCCTCATCAAAAGGAATAGGTAGAAACCTAACCTTTGAGAGAAGAAACGCCACAGTGCGAGGTAGCAGAACTTGATGTTCAGCAGACCACCTATTTAAGCGGTTGATAGCAGAGTAGCAGTCATTAGCGTCTTGGAGTTTCTTGAAATAGACTCCTCGTACGTTTCGGCCAAAGTAAAAGTCTCGGCCGCATGACTCTCGGAAAAGTCCTTCATTAAAGGACTTGTCTACGTTAACACTGAATCCGGTGGCGGCAAGCATCTCGCAAACAAGGTCATAAGCCTTGGTCACGACGATGATGTCGTCTCCGAATACGGCGAAATTGCCGAGTGAATGCCCTCGAGGATACTCGGGTTTGATTCCAAGTATACTGTAGGCACCGTAGACTAAGGCCGCAAAGAAAATCGTCTGTAAAGGGAATGTGAAAGCGTTTCCCATGGACGAAATCATATGCAGCTCTAGCGTTCTACCATCTGGAAGGATTGTAGAGCCAGTTCGACATCTTTCTAGAAGAGTTACAACTTCTTTCGGAAAGAATTCACGAACGGTTGCTAGAGACATCGAATCACTTGCACTGGAGAGATCAATAGTACCAAACTCTCCAGTTACGGATCCGATTAGAGCAAGCTCACGATTCTTGTCTGGTTGCATCGACAGGTCAATACCAAAGACCTGACGCAGCCGCCTTTCGAGAACGTAAGCTATACCTTTCTGAAAAACCATATTCAGAATGGGCTCTGTGCATATAGTGCGGCTTATAACCGACGTTTTAGGAACGAACGACAGTTTACTACTCGTGGTAACCGTGTATCCAAACGCCTCTGCTCGGGAAATTTCCATTCCGAGCCAGGTAGGATTATGTCGGATACCCTGCACGTATAAACTATGCAAAGCTGAGTCACTAGCATCGAGCGTTGAAGAGGCCAACTTCGTAAAGAAGTCGGTTTCAACAGCCCCGATACTAGAGCCGGGACCTACATCCCACCCTTTTGACATTTCTGTCTGAGAGAGGACAAAGTCTTGTCCATCCCATTTTGCACGGGATTGGTCAGTTGGTGGAAAGAAGAAATCGTGGAGGCGATCTTTAGCCTCCCCGAGAGCTTCTCGAATCCAACTTGGCATGCTGGGAGTCGCAGGACTAAAAGTACGGCAATGCTCATTCGATTTCTCGAAAAGAGCTAATGCTTTTGTGTCGCAGGCCGCATCGCCTCGGGAAGCATCTTCAAGATACTTCTTCAAGAACGCGTTGGCTTGTGACATTAGAGCAAACTGTCGAACCTCTTGTCCAGGATAGGGGTTTCTAATCCCATCCCAACCAGCAGTTTTGAGATCAGCCTCGAGTAGCGAAGCAATAGTACTAGCGCGAATACGCATAGCATCAGCTCCAATGTGATCATGAACAACATCAGTACTACAAGGAAGGTCACGTTTTCTTCGTGAGGTCGGTTCCAGAAGATCGGTTCAGGAATCTTTGAACAAGCCCTAGTAATAGGACATTGCCAAGGAACTTGAGGATCTTCAGGACCTTCTCAGAGGATACCGCTGACACTTGTATCGCCGATGCCAGCACTTTGCTGGCTAAGCGCTCCAATGTGAGCAGATAACATGGCCCTCAGGTTCGCTGGATCAGCAACATCCGCGCCAGCCGGAATGGAGACGATCGTCTTCACCATGGCTATTGCGTACGGCTGAGCAGCGAGCGGTAGTACACCCTTACGGGTGAGTACCGTGTACTGGTTCATGGGCACATCTCGAACAAG